GAGGAAACCAAACTGTCTGGCTTCTCCGCCGCTCCGGTGAAGAACGAGGGCAGTGCGATTGCCTATGACAACGCGCAAGAGGCTTGGAGCACCCGCTATACGCACGAAACCATCGCTTTGGGTTTCTCGATCACCGAAGAGGCGGTCGAGGACAACCTGTACGACAGCTTGTCTGCTCGTTACACCAAAGCTCTGGCTCGTGCAATGTCCTACACCAAACAGGTGAAAGCTGCTGCTGTTTTGAACAACGGCTTCTCCAGTGCCTATCCCGGTGGTGATGGCGTCTCCCTGTTCAACGCCAACCACCCGCTGGTGTCTGGTGGCGTCAACAGCAACACTCCCGGCACCCAAGTTGACCTGAACGAGACTTCCCTGGAAGCCGCCGTTATTCAGATCGCCGCTTGGACCGATGAGCGTGGCTTGCTGATCGCTGCCAAACCCAAGAAGATGGTTGTCCCCCCGGCCCTGATGTTTACTGCCAAGCGTCTGCTTGACACCGAACTGCGTGTGGCTACTGCTGATAACGACATCAACGCTATCAAGCAGATGGGCGCAATCCCTGAAGGTTACACCGTTAACCACTTCTTGACCGACCCCAGCGCATGGTTCCTGACCACCGACGTTCCCAACGGTATGAAGCACTTTGTGCGGACTCCGCTCCAGAACTCGATGGACGGTGACTTTGACACTGGCAACGTCCGGTACAAGGCCCGCGAGCGTTATTCGTTCGGCTGGTCTGACCCTCTGGGTATGTGGGGTTCGTCGGGTTCGACCTGATGAATTGGACTGGGAGTTCCCGGTCGTCCACGGAAAAGGGGCCTTGTGCCCCTTTTTCTTTTGGTGTATATTGGCTGCAACCCGGGGTTTCCGGCGTTCTGACAGTCCCGGCTGACGACAAGCAGACAGAGCGCCCATAGTTAACTCGCTTGTGAGGATCAAATGGCTAACACCACCTTCAACGGCCCAGTTCGATCACAGAACGGCTTTCAAACCATCTCCATCAACGCAACCACTGGCGTTGTCACGACCGCTCCTGTTTCTATGGGCGTTTCTGGCATTGTTGCCACCCCGGTTGCTCTGGCTGACGCCAGCGCCACTTTGACCGCCGCAGCCAACGCTGGTGGCATGGTCAACCTCGTCCCTAACGGTACGCAGGACAACACCTACACGCTGCCTGCACCTACTGCTGGCACTTCGTTTGTGTTTGTGTATGGCGGCGGCGCAGCAGATGCCACCGACTTCATCATCAACACGGGTTCGAACACCAACTTCTTTATTGGTGGTGTGGCTTTCCATGACACCGATGATGGCGCAGCTTCTGTTGTGTTCTCTGACGGCAACTCCAATTCCAAGCTGCAAGTGAATGTACCTGCCGCTGCCCAAATTACCGTGATTGCACGGGACGCCACGAACTGGCAAGTGTTTGGCACGGTGGTTGGCGCAACCGCCCCTACGTTTGCTGACCAGTAATAGGAGCGCATCATGACGATGCAGTATGACGTAAAGTCGAAACACATGACCTCTTCGGGCGTGGCGGTAAACTTCCGCACACGCCTCAAGGGGGCCGTTGTGTCGGCAAACACTAGTGCGGCGGCGCGGCACACGGTGTTTGCAAACAATGTGACGCAAACGGGCACTTACGGGCGGTCTACGACCACTGTGACGGTGACTATCACCAATCATGGCCTCACTACTGGGGACCGCGTTTGGTTGGACTTTTCTGCGGGCACAGGCGGCACTGCGACAGACAACGTCTATACGGTCACGGTTTCAGATGCCAATACGTTCACGGTAACGGACTCTGCCAGTGGCACCATCACCGGGTCTCCTGCGGTGTCGATGTACGCTGACATTTTGATGGAAGCAGATTCGTACAACGCAACTGCATTTCCCGTGGTGATTCCGGGCGAAGGAATTTTGGCCAAAGACGGTATTTTTGTTGGTTTGGTCGCAAACGTAACAACTACTTTGTTCTATGGCTAAGACCGCAGCATGGCAACGCAAGGAAGGCAAGTCCGAGAAGGGCGGCTTGAACGCCAAGGGACGGGCTTCTTACAACAAAGCCAACCCCGGCAAGCCGGGGCTCAAGCCACCTCAACCCGAGGGCGGCAGCAGGCGCGACTCTTTCTGTGCCCGTATGACCGGCATGAAGAAGAAGTTGACCGGCGAGAAGGCCAAGAAAGACCCGAACAGCCGTATCAACAAGAGCCTGCGGGCTTGGAATTGCTGACATGAGCCAGAATCACGACACCGTTAAGAACGCACTGGACATTGTTTCGGTGGTTGCAACCATTGGCTCGTTCTTGCAGCTTTTCACGCCTTTATTTGGTCTGATCGGTGCGATCTGGACGCTGATGCGTATCGCAGAGATGGTTTCCGGCAAGACGTTTGCGGAGTTGATCCGCCGAAAGAAAGCAGATGCCGAGCAAGAGTAAGGCACAACACAACTTGATGGCGATGGTGGCCAACAACCCCGCCGCTGCCAAGCGAGTAGGAGTTCCGCAGTCTGTCGGCAAGGAGTTCATGAAGGCAGACAAGGGCAAGCGGTTTGGGTCTGGGAGCCGCGCAGATGCGCAGGTGATCAACAGGCCCAAAACCAATCAAGGTAAGCAAGAATTTTTTTCGAAAGGTGGTGACACTATGGCTTCCAAAATGAACGCTGGTTTTATGGCAATGATGGCCAAGAAAAAAGGCGCACCTGCCAAGAAGATGGCCAATGGTGGTATCACCACGGCCAAAATGGGCGCTGTTCGCACCGCAGCCCCCAGCCGAGATGGTCTGGCCGCCAAGGGCAAGACCAAAGGCACGCAAGTCAAGATGTCTGGCAGCAAGCCCCTGGGCATGAAAAAGGGCGGCTACGCCTGCTAATTGGAGGCCGACATGGCTCGACGTTCTCGTTCACGTTCCCGCGACTTGGCTGGCCTCGCTGCACTGGGTGCGTTAAGCTATTCGATCTTTGGCCCAGAGGGTCGCCGCCGTAAAGACGGCAGTCTGGCCCCCGTGGAGGATCGCGGGCGGGCGGCTACGCCCGGAGAAAGTAGCGTAGCACCGGTAGCCGCACAAGTGCGCGAACAGCCTAGTGATCTGCAAGGCATGTTTGAGGGGCTTGGCCCACTTGCTGACCCCGTCACCGCTGCCCCTGCCGGTTCTCGTCCTCCAGCAGCTGCCACTTATCGTCCGCGACCTCGCCCTTTTTTCGTCAATGACGATTCTCAGCGTAGGGCTAATGCCGCTGCTGATGCGATGTACGAAAATCGCGCTCCTGTTATCGGAACCCGTAGCACGGGGGCGGGTGGCGCAACAGCCGCAGAAGTAGCTGCACTTGAGCGTCAGCGAGCAGCTGAAGCTAATCTGGCACGCGGCATAAACCGCGCCGCTACTATCGGAACCCGTAGCACAGGGGCGGGTGGCGCAACCGCACAAGAGCTAGAAGCATACCGCCGTCAACAAGAAGATTTGGCAAAACGTGGTCGGGGTTTTAACACCTCTCGATTTAAAGAAGGCGGCGCAGTCAAAACCAAGCCAAAGAAAACGGCTTCTGGTGGGATGTCTTCGGCGTCCAAGCGCGGTGATGGCATTGCCTCCAAAGGCAAAACCAAGTGCAAGATGTACTGAGGTGACACCATGTCGGAAAAGACCAGAAAACCCAAACAGACCCTGACCGCTTCTGAACAACAAATGATTCAGGAGGAGAAGGACAGGCAGATGGCCCCCAAGCTGGAAAGTGCCTACAACAAGGCGTTGACCACCACGGTTCCCGCTCCCGCCCCGGTTGACAAAAAAGCCAAGGGTGGCGTCACTCGCGCCGACGGCTGCATCACCAAGGGCCACACCCGTGGCAAGATGGTTTAAATGGGGAGTTAATCATGGCTAAGAAAAAAACCGGACGCAACCTTGCTGCTTTGGCCGCGTTTGGTGCTGCTTTGATGCCTACAGTGGTTAACATGCGTGAGGGCCAGTATCCGCCCAACTACTTGTCGGACGAAGAGCGGGTTGCGGCTCGTAAGAAAGCTTTGCCCGGTCGCGTCTTTACGGAGTCGGGGCTGCCGCTGGAAACAGAAGGTGCCGACGGTTTCGGCGCGTCGTACGTAAAATCTGGCATGAAAAAAGGTGGCTCTGTCAAAGGGTGGGGTATGGCTCGCGGTGCCCGAAAGGCCAAGGTGTACTGAGATGATGGCCAGCCGTGGGATGGGGGCCATCAACCCCTCCAAGATGCCCGGAGCCAAACGCAAGGCTCGTCGGGATAACACGGACTTTGATCAGTACGCAGAGGGGGGCAAGGTAAACGCGGCTGGCAACTACACCAAGCCGGGTCTTCGCAAGAAGATCGTTTCACAGGTGAAAGCTGCGGCTACCCACGGCACTGGAGCAGGCCAATGGTCGGCCAGAAAAAGCCAATTGGTAGCAAAAAAGTATAAAGCAGCAGGTGGTGGCTATCGTGACTGAGGCCGCAAAAACTTGTACAGATTGCGGCGAGACAAAGCCGTTATCCGCATTTCGCAGTCGCGGCGGTCACATGGCGCACCTGTACAAGAGCCACTGCAACACCTGCCTTTATAAACGGCATAAAGACTGGGCAGAGAACAACCAACATAGGGTGGCTGAGTACCGAGAAAAAGACCCTTGGACGCTAGCAAAACGGTGTTCAAGGCGCGGTATTACACCCGAGCAGCTTGTAGATCGGTATGAGCGGCAAGAGGGTTGCTGTGCAATTTGTAAAACGCAGGTGACGTTGATAGACAGCGCAATTGATCACAACCACGATACCGGAGAATTTCGCGGTGTTTTGTGTAGGCAGTGCAATCGTGCGTTGGGAATGTTTAAAGACAGTCCAGCAGTCCTACGCAACGCCGTAGAATATCTTGAGGCTTTTGGGAGCTACGGTGATGGCACTTAAGCCCCCGCAGCAATCGCTCAAGGATTGGGGTGCGCAGAAATGGCGCACCAAGTCTGGTAAACCGTCTTCTAAGACGGGGGAGCGGTATTTGCCTGAGAATGCCATCAAAGCGCTGTCACCCGCTGAGTATGCCGCGACGACCCGCGCCAAACGGGCAGGTAAGAAGGCCGGAAAGCAGTTTGTGAAGCAACCGCTCAAGGTGGCGGCTAAGACGGCAAGGTATAGATAATGGCAAACACTTCTGGCGCATCTGCATTCAACCTTGACCTGACTGAACTGGTTGAGGAGGCGTATGAGCGGGCGGGCTCAGAGATGCGTACGGGCTATGACCTGCGCACTGCTCGTCGGTCGCTCAACATCATGTTTGCCGACTGGGCCAATCGTGGCATCAACATGTGGACGATTGAGTCAGGGACTATTCCGCTTGTCCAAGGCCAGAACACCTATGCACTGCCAGATGACACAGTTGACCTGCTGGAGCATGTCATTCGCACTGGCGGGAATGTGGCATCCACGCAAGCCGATCTGACCATCACGCGGATTAGTGTTTCTACCTACGCCACCATCCCCAACAAGATTCAGCAGGCTCGCCCGATTCAGGTTTGGGTGCAGCGTTTCAACGGCCAGAACTCGCCCACCGGCTTGCAACTGTCTGGCGGCATCTCTGCTACGGCGACTCAAATCACACTCAACTCGGTCATTGGCCTACCCACCACTGGGTTTGTCAAAATCGACAGTGAGATCATCAACTACGGGTACATTCAGGGCAACACCCTGTACAACTGTTTCCGTGGGCAGCAAGACACAAATGCTGCACTGCACAATAACGGCACAACGGTGTACTGGGCTCAAGTACCTGCAATAACAGTTTGGCCCACCCCCGACGGTGCGCAGACTTATCAGTTTGTGTACTGGAGATTGCGCCGTACCCAAGACGCTGGGGGTGGCGTCAATGTGATGGACATTCCGTTCCGGTTTATCCCCTGCATGGTTGCGGGCCTGTCGTACTACTTGGGCATGAAAATTCCCGGTGCGGCAGAACGCTTGGATGTGCTGAAGCAGCAGTACGATGAGGCTTGGCAGCTTGCGGCTGATGAAGACCGTGAGAAGGCCGCAATCCGCTTTGTACCCCGTCAGCAATTCATTGGGGGTACGTTCTAGTGGGCAATAGGTTTGCTTCCGGCAAGAACGCGATTGCCCAGTGTGATCGCTGTGATCAGCGCTTTAAGCTCACTGTGCTTAAGCGCGAAGTCATTAAGACCAAGAACTATGAGTTGTTGGTCTGCCCGGAGTGCTGGGACCCGGATCAGCCTCAGCTTCAGTTGGGCATGTATCCTGTAGATGACCCACAGGGTTTGCGCAATCCACGGCCAGACCGCAGCTATGTTACGTCTGGAACCTCTGGGCTCCAGATCATTGAAAACGATAGTCCAAACCCGCTGGCTCAAGGCACGCTTGAGCAAGGTAGCAGGATTATTCAGTGGGGTTGGGCCCCTGTCGGGGGCGCCAGCTTAAATGATTACGGGCTCACGCCGAACAATTTGGTTTTGACCGTGAATCTTGGTACAGTCACAGTTGCAACGACATAAGGAGTCGATCATGGATGCAAAGAAAGCCGTTCACAAGCATGAGAAAGCCATGCACCCCGGCAAGCCCCTGACCAAAATGCGAGCCGGCGGCAAGACCAACAGCGACATGCTCAAGTATGGGCGCAATATGGCCAAGGTCATGAACCAGCGCAGCCCCGGCCGCAAAGGAGCCTAAGATGGCTACGTACAAACAACCTACAAAAGTAGCATCGGTTGTGGTGGGCGAGGAGCCCGCTAAAACAACCATGCGCAAGGCCAATGTGGCTGTGGCCAACACCCGCAGCCAGGACTACCCGCCGATAAAAACCAGCGGCATCAAGATTCGTGGCACGGGCTGCGCCACCAAGGGCGTCATGGCTAGGGGTCCGATGGCATGAACTACGCCGCGTTGTCTGCTGCGATTCAGGATTACACCCAGAACTACGAGCAGGAGTTCGTGGCAAATATTCCTGTCTTCGTCAAACAGGCGGAGCAGCGCATCTACAACACGGTTCAGTTTCCGTCCCTGAGAAAGAACGTGACGGGCAATGTCACGCCCAACAACAAGTATCTGTCGTGCCCGATTGATTTTCTGTCGGTCTACTCGATGGCTGTGGTTGATACCACAGGCGCGTACGAGTACCTACTCAACAAGGATGTCAACTTCATCCGGCAGGCGTATCCGACCCCGACAGACACCGGGATGCCAAAGTACTACGCCCTGTTTGGCCCGACGTTCAGCGCCAGCACGGAGTTGTCTTTCATCCTGGGCCCAACCCCGAACGTCAACTATCAGGTTGAGTTGCACTACTTCTTTTACCCCGAGTCGATTGTCACGGCGAACACAACTTGGCTGGGCGACAACTTTGATACGGTGCTGCTCTACGGCTCGCTGGTCGAGGCGTACACGTTCTTAAAAGGCGAAGCCGATTTGATGGCCCTGTATGACGGCAAGTACAAAGAGGCACTCATGCAAGCCAAGCGTCTGGGTGATGGTCTGGAGCGCAGCGATGCATACCGCAGTGGGCAGGCGCGTGTCGCACCCCTGCCGCAAAATAACGGGGTTCAGTGATGGCCTTTACTGGCAACTACTCCTGCAACACGCTGCGGTCAGGGCTGGTCAACGGCACGATCAACTTTGCCGCCGACACGTTTTATCTGGCGCTGTACACAAACGCAGCCACGCTGGATGAGGCCACCACCGCCTACACCACGGCAGGTGAGGCGACTGGCGGGAATTACGTTGCAGGCGGGCAGATCGTCACTGCCACCATTGCCAGTGAGGCAACGTCCAACGGCAGCACCACGTACGTCAATTTCTCATCCCCCGCGTGGACGGGAAACATCACGGCTCGTGGCGCTTTGATCTACACCCCCGGCGACAATGGTGCGGTGTGTGTTTTGGATTTTGGATCCACCAAGACCTCGGCTGTAACTTTCACCGTCCAGATGCCTGCCAACACCAGCACATCTGCACTCATTCGTCTCGTTTAAGGAGCCACCATGCTGAACGACAACGCAAAATCGACTGACAAGGCCAACGCGGCTGTGTCCGTTGCATCGACCCCCAACGCTGCCGCCAAAGCTGGCGGTGTGTTTCATGTCCAGTGCCATGATGCTCAGGGCAACCTCAAGTGGGAAGCCAAGGAGCACAACCTCGTGGTCAACGAGGGCCTGCAAGACATGAACACCAAGTATTTCACGGGGTCGGGTTACACGGCAACATGGTATCTGGGCCTGTATGGCGCGGCAGCAAGCAACAACCCAGCCGCGAGTGACACGATGGCGTCGCACGCTGGCTGGACTGAGGTGACTGCGTATGATCAAGCAACCCGCCCGCAGGCGGTGTTTGGCACGGCCACCACGGCGGACCCATCGGTTATCAACAACTCGGGCTCCCCGGCTGTTTATACGATCAGCGGTACCACAACCGTTGGCGGGGCGTTCCTGACCAGCAACAACACCAAGGGTGGCACCACCGGCATTTTGTTCTCGGCGGTGGATTTCTCTGCTCCCGGCGACCGCTCGGTTGTGGACAACGACACAATCACTGTCACGTACAGCTTCAGCCTCGACGCAGCATAAGGAGCCAGATCATGGCCACGATGTTTAAAAAAGGTGAAGTTGTTAAGGTCAAGTCCGTGGTCCCACAGGGCCCGGTCAAGGCGCTGCGCATGGACGAGGATGGCAATGTGTATTGCCTGATCGAGTGGGTAGACGCTGACGGTTCGACGCAAGAGCGATGGATTGATGAGACGCTGTTGATTTCTGGAGATTGATATGCCCTTAGTATTGGCGGATCGCGTACGGGAGACTACCACCACCACGGGCACGGGCACGATCTCTCTGGCTGGCCCGGTCTCGGGCTTTCAGGGTTTCAGCACTGCCATTGGCAACGCAAACACCACGTACTACACAATTGTCGATGCGGCAACGGGGGCGTGGGAAGTGGGCCTTGGCACATACACGGCTTCGGGCAGTACGCTGGCCCGCACCACGGTGTTTTCATCGAGCAACAGTGACGCGCTCGTCCCGTTTGGCGCGGGCACCAAGGATGTGTTTGTCACCCAGCCTGCCGAGCGGGCAGTCTATGTGCTTGGCGCAGGCACCGGCCTTGCTGCTGGCGCAGCAGCGTTCACAGCCAATGGCGTTCCCTACGCAGACTCCACCAGCACGCTGACCACTGGGTCTGCGCTGACGTTTGATGGGACAACGGTTGGCGTTCAATTGCCGGGCCGCGCTTTAAACATTGGTACAACCTCTGCGGCTAACTTTTATTCTGCGTATCGCTATAACAGCGCGGATATTGGTTACATAGGTAACGGGCCTTCAGTAATTACTGCTGGTATTTCAGCCACGGATTTTGCAATTGGAACCGCAAGCACAAATCCGTTGCTCTTTGCTGTCAACTCTGCCGAACAAATGCGCCTGAACAGCACAGGGCTGGGTATTGGGACGAGTTCGCCGGGGGTGAAACTAGAAGTAAATGGAACCATCAGAAGCGGCACAGGCTCTGGTGAAACTTTGTCTGTTGGTAGCGTGGATGTAGGCAAAGACGTTGGTCTTGCTGATGGACAAGGTGTTGTTACTGGCGGCGCACGGGTAATGACATTTAGAACCAGCGGCAACGTAGGTATTGGGACGAGTTCGCCGGCTTATAAGTTGCACGTACTTGCTGCTTCTGGCTACACAGCGGCTTTCAGAGCCTCTACAGCGGCCACTACAGGCATTCTTGTTGGCAACACTGCTGGTGATACTTCTATTCAGACGCTTTCATCTGGCGACAGCTTGATTGGGTCGGACAGCGGGAAATACCTTGCTTTTGGCACTAACGGGTTTGTCGAACGTATGCGCATCACCTCTGCCGGTGATGTTGGTATTGGGACGAGTTCGCCAGCAAGCAAGCTAGATGTCAACGGAACAATCTCTGTAGCTGGGCTGTCCTCTGTAACGAGTAGGTTCTTTGGTTACAGCGGTTCTTACGCAGCGATTCAGATTGGCGCTCCGTCTTCAAATAACGGGAACGTGGCGCTTGGCGTTAATGTCAACGCTGTTGCCGGGAGTGCATTTAATGGGCAAAACCAAGTCATCCTTCCCAACAACGGTGCATTGTTTGTAAATGCCGCTGGTACAGACTTTATTGGTGCAATCAGAAGAGACTCCAGCAACCGAATCTTGTTGGGGCCAACAAATGCTTCTGGACTTACGGCTGGTGATGTGGTTATCGACACCGGCGGCAACGTGGGTATTGGGACTACAAGCCCTACTGCCAAGTTAAACGTTGTTGGTGGAAACATTCGCCTAGACAACAACCAAGGTCTTGAATGGGGTGGCGGTAACAACTTTATTTATGGCAACGAGACAAGTGACTTTATAGCCGTTGCCACCAACGGAACCGAACGCGCCCGTATCGACTCCTCCGGCAACCTGGGCCTGGGGGTGACGCCGAGTGACTGGAGCAGCGCGAGCAGACCCGCATTGCAATTGCCAAATGGGGCTGCTATGTTTACCCGTAGCGGCAGCACGTTCTTGGGTCAAAACTTCTTTTATAATAATAGCGATACAGGCACATACATTGCCAATGGTTTTGCAACGATTTATAACCAAACTAGCGGTCAACACCAGTGGTTTAACGCACCCTCTGGCACAGCAAACAACACAGCGGCATTAACCCAGGCAATGACGCTGGATGCGAGTGGGAATTTGGGTGTGGGCGAAACGAGTCCTGCATTTGGGCTTGGTTCTGGTGTGCAAGTCACACGCTCAGGCATTGCCACGTTGCGCTTGCAAAATTCTGCTGGCTCTAACAGCTTTGAACTTGCTGCCGATTCAACGGCTAACGGAGTCAGATTTTACGGGTTGAATAATGCCCCTTTTATTTTTTCTCCAAGCGCCACCGAACGTATGCGCCTCGACTCCTCCGGCAACCTGGGCCTGGGGGTGACGCCGAGTGCGTGGTTTGCATCAAGCAAAGCGTTTCAGTTTGGCACCGCCGGTGTAATAGAAGGGCGTGTTGGCGCTGCTGTAGCTCAATTTGGGTGTAATTGGTATATAGATAGTGCTGGAACCTACAAGTACACAACAACCGCAGAGGCAACCAGATACTCATCAACCTCTGGACAGCACGCTTGGCACACCGCAGCCTCCGGCACCGCAGGCAACACCATCTCGTGGACGCAGGCAATGACGCTGGATGCGAGTGGGAATTTGGTGATTGGCGATACTAGCGGCACTGCAAGGCTTGAGGTGAAAGCCGTAGGTGTAATGGGCCGCTTTAAGACGGGGGCCGCAACAGATGGTCGAGTGGAGTGGGCATACAACACTACCGATATTGGCTACATTGGTGCAGATAGTTCCACTGAATTTTCGGTTGTTGCACGTAGCGGGAATGTGCTGAAACTTGGTGCTGGTGGCTCCGAACGCGCCCGTATCACAAGCGGGGGGTACTTTAAGGCGAGTAATAGCGGAACTTACACAAATGCCACCGGGACATACCACGAGTTTTACCAAACGGCAAATAGCGAAGCATTGGTGGTAAGGAATACAAATGCTTCTCAAACATCAGATACGCTGTTTGTTCAATCAGAGCGAAATACGACAAATAATTCGTTTTACGCAATTAACTATTACAACGGAGGTGCAGCAGCATATAAGTTCCGTGTAGCCGACTCCGGCGATGTAACCAACACAAATGGCACTTACGGCACCATCTCCGATCAGAAGATGAAAACCGACATTGTGGACGCAGGTTCACAGTGGGCAGACATCAAGGCTCTGCGCTTCCGCAAGTTCAAGATGAAGGACGACCCGTCTGGTCTTGTCCAGTTGGGTGTGGTGGCGCAAGAGGTTGAACTGACTTCTCCGGGTCTGGTAGATGAGCATCAAGACCGCGACGCAGAAGGCAATGACCTTGGCACGACCACCAAATCTGTCAAGACATCTGTGCTGCTGATGAAAGCCGCTGTCGCCTTGCAAGAAGCAATGTCCCGTATCGAAGCACTTGAAGCACAAGTTGCACAACTCAAAGGAGCCTAAACCATGACTACTATCACCTGGGTAATTTCTGCCCTCGACTGCATCCCTCAAACCCCGGAGGGCGCAGACTACGTTGTGACCGCGCATTGGTCATGCAATGGCACAGATGGCACATACAGCAGCAGCGTCTATTCAACCTGCTCATTTCCTGTAGTGCAAGGCACATCTTTTGTCCCGTACAACCAGCTAACAGAGCAGACTGTTTTGGGCTGGGTCTGGGCCAACGGCGTGGATCAAGCAGCCACAGAAGCCGCCGTCCAAACCCAACTCGACAACCAGATCAACCCTCCGGTGGTTACGCCAAAACTCCCTTGGGCGGCATAATTGGCACTCCCTCAACCTCAACTGGAGAAACACATGGACGAGAAAGCCGTCAACATCGAACTCAAGCTGCCCCTGCCTGCCGTGAACTACATCATGGCCCTGCTGGGTAAACAGCCGTTTGAGCAAGTTGCCGACCTGATCCAAGGCATCCGCGAGCAAGCAATGCCCCAACTGCCGGTGCCCGAGGTGCCGCAGCCCGAGCAGGTCCAGTAAGGACGACTGCGTGTGTTTGCCGGGTACGCGTTTGCACAGCAACCCTTTGCCACATCGGTAGGGTTTTACTACACCGCGTCCACGGCAGACACCGCCACTGCGCTCGACTCCGTCTCAGCCCTCGTCGCTTTTCTCAGCGCAGCCTCTGAGACCGCTACTGCCCAAGACTCGGCAGCCACAAGAGCAGACCTGTTTTCTTTCGCCGCTGATACAACCATCGGGCAAGACGCGGCGCTTGGCAACACCGTCTTTCTCAACTTCACCTCAGACACTGCCACCGCAGCCGACCAAGTCTCGGCCCTGCCAACATACCCAGCGCAGACCGCAGACAGCGCAACCGCAGCAGACGAAACCTCTGCACTGCCAACATACTTCACGCTGGCCCAAGAAAGCGCCACAGGGCAGGACGCAGCAGCGTCACTCTCAGTCTTTACAGCCCTTGCTGAAGAAGCCGTGGCAGGGTCGGAAGAGGCGGTCAGTGGTAAGAATGCGGGTGCGCTGGTCCTCGTATCCGCGTCCATTGGCTACACTGCTTCCGCCCGCATAGACCTGCTGGCCTCTGTCCAAGAAGCCGCCACGACCCTTGACGCAGCCGCAACGCGGGTGGATTTCCTTTCGAGCGCGTCCGAGTCAGCCGCTGCCACTGATTTTGCCCAGACCAATGTCAGCGTTCTGGCGTTTGTCTCTGAAGGTGCTCTGGCCTTTGATACCACCCTGTTCAGGTATCTTTGGGAGCCGATCAACGACGATCAGTCTCCCAATTGGACAGATGTCTTGCCTTCCATCACAATATCAGAAGTTGGGACTTTTGCTGGTGGCACGTTTGGTGGTTTTCCGTTTGCAGGCACATACAACCAGACATTCTCTCCATACGTTACAGCATGGGTCGAGATCAACAACGACCAAACCCCCGTGTGGACGCCCATTGATGCGCCGTCTTAAATCAGGTAAGGAAAACCAATGAGCACTTACTCCTCCAGCCTCAGAGTCGAGCTGATCACATCCGGCGACCAAGCCGGTCAGTGGGGCAACACGACCAACGACAACTTCTCATTCATCTTTGACCGGGCCATCGCCGGGTATCAGACGGTGTCGGTTGTTGCAGCAAACCAAGCGTTTACATACAACGACGGGCCGGTCAGCTCTGGTGCGCTCAACCAAGCGATCTACGCCATTATTCGGCTGACCACAACCACCGGGGCCGCGTTCAATGTCTACGCTACCCCCAACTCCAAGCAGTACGTCATTTGGAACGACAGCAGCTTTGCTGCCACGATCTACAACTCGACCGTCATTGGCAACACCACCGCAGCAGGCACAGGCGTCACGATTGCTGCGGGCGACAGGGTGCTGGTGTTTTCTGACGGCACGAACTTCTACACCATCAAATCCTCTGGCATCACGGGCATTGTGCCCGGGGCCAACGGCGGTACAGGTGTGGACAACACCGGCAAGACCATAACCCTGGGCGGCAGCCTGACCACCGCAGGGGCGTTTAACACCACCCTGACCACATCGGGGGCCACCAACGTCACCCTGCCCACCACCGGCACTTTGGCTACGCTGACAGGGGCTGAGGCCCTGACCAACAAGACTATCAGTGGCGCGACCAACACGCTGTCCAATATTGCCAACGCCAGCCTGACCAACAGCGCCATTACCATCAACGGTAACAGCGTGTCTCTTGGAGGCTCGGTAACGGTGACCGCTGCGGCACCCAACGCCCTGACCATCGGCACTGGCTTGAGTGGTGGCAGCTACAACGGCTCGTCGGCGGTCACCATTACGATTGACTCGACTGTTGCCACCCTCACGGGCATTCAGACACTGACCAATAAAACGCTGACCAGCCCGACACTGAACAGCCCGACATTGGTGACTCCTGCACTGGGCACCCCGACATCAGGCATTCTGACCAATTGCACCTTTCCCACACTGAACCAGAACACAACTGGCACTGCTGCGGGCCTGTCTGCGACTTTGGTGATTGGCTCTGGCGGAACAAACTCAACCGACACTCCAACCGCAGGCGGTGTTTCGTACGGCACCGGGTCGGCATATGCGTTTACATCGGCTGGCACTTCAGGTCAGGTTCTGACCAGCAACGGCGCTGGCGCACCAACATGGTCAAGTGTCGCAGCCAATGTGTCTTCAATTACGTTTGGCTCGACGGGCCTTACGCCAAGCACAGCCACCACTGGAGCGGTCACGGTTGAAGGCACGTTGAATGTGGCCAACGGTGGCAGCGGAGCAACCACGGCGCAGGGGGCCATGAATACCTTTGCTGGTGCGGTCACGGCAGGCTCTTACTTGCGCGGCAACGGTACGAACGTAGTGATGGCTACGATCCAAGCCGCAGACGTTCCAACCCTTAATCAAAATACAACCGGCACTGCCGCAGGGCTGTCGTCAACTTTGGCGGTAGCTTCGGGCGGCACGGGGCTTACCTCTTACACCACCAACGGGGTATTGTACGCCTCGGGCACGGGCACTCTGGCAAACGGCAGCAACTTTGTCTTTGATGGCACCAACGTCGGCGTTGGTGAATCCTCGCCATCGACATATGGCAAGTTTGTTGTGGGCGGTACTGGGTCGTTTACAAATGCCTTGGTTTCCACCAGCACAACGCTGACCGACAGGCCGATGCTTGAGTTCCGCAAGACGATGAACGTCACGAGCGGACAGACCAGTGTTATTGGTAGGCTTTCTTTTAATGGTAAATTAAATTCCACTGCGGGGGAACAGGCATATATCTCTGTCACGTCGCAAAACATTGGAGGTATTATTGACAGCAACGTCATTAGATTGGCGTCTAGAAGTTTGTCGGTCGATGTGGACTCTGCGTTTGTAAGTATTGGAGGCGGCGTAACAATTGATAGCGGCAATCTTGCTTCAATTAGTCTCTCAGGCAGCACAGTAAATATTTATGGCGACATATCATCCCCAGACCTTACTGGCACACCAACCACTCCAACTGCGGCAAGCGGAACAAATACCACACAGATTGCCAGCACGGCGTTTGTGCAGACGGCAGTCAGGGCACTTTACCCTGTCGGCTCCATTTACATCAATGCCACCAATGCCACCAATCCTGGCACCCTGCTTGGGTTTGGCACGTGGGTTGCATTTGGTGCTGGCCGAGTCCCTGTCGGTTTTGATTCTGGTAATGCGTTGTTTGATACCGCTGAAGAAACAGGCGGCAGCGCAGATGCAATAACAGTCAGCCACACCCACACAGCGACGACCACAATCACGGACCCAGCGCACAGGCACCAGACCGGCAATAACGCAGAAGCTGGGTTTAATGACCTGTATGGCAATGATGGCGAGCAAACTGGCTCTTTCAGGATTTCAAATAGCGGCGGCGATGGTTACAACGCCTGGACAAACACAGCAACCACCGGCATTACTGCTGCCACCACAGTAGCATCAACCGGCTCTTCTGGCACCAATGCCAACTACCAGCCGTACATCACTGTGTATATGTGGAAGCGCACCGCGTGATAACTTATGATCGACCCGATCACCGCCCTTGCTGCGATATCGTCAGCGGTCGAACTTGTAAAAAAGGTCGCCGCGACGGTCGATGATGTCACCTCGCTCGGGCCGGTGTTGGGCAAGTATTTTGATGCCAAAGCCGACGCGATTGAAGTCGTTCAAAAGTCGCAAGAGGGTGGGTTCAAGGGGTCGGCGCTGGGCAAGGCGCTTGAGTTGGAGATGGCCATCGAGCAGGCCAAGCAGTTTGAAGAACAGATCAAGATGCTGTTT